GCTCTAACGCAGCAGGTCATCAATGAGGGTGAGCCCACGGCAGACCAGCAGTTAAGGCTTGAGAATGAGACTTTACGTGCTCGGCTCGATAAGCTCGAAGGCGCTTACAACGAAGAGCACAAGCAGCGCGAGCAAGTCCAGGCCCAGGCAGCTCGGAACAAATTAATTGACAACGTCAAGCAATTCGTCGACGATGGAGGTGACTACGAGTTCGTTCAGTCGAACGATGCCTACGGTCTCGTGGCGGAAGTGATGCAACAGCACTACATCCGCACAAAAGAGATCATGGAGTATTCTGAGGCTGCAAAAATGGTCGAAGGCCATTTCGAATCCGAAGCACAGCGATATCTAGGCAGTAAAAAGCTGCAAGACCAGTGGCAGGCCGCTAGCCAAAAAGAGCCTGAACAAAAAGCGACTTCAGAAGCCGAGCCAGCGAAATCTACACGGCCAAAAACACTTAGCAATGAAAACACTGCTAAGAAAACAGAACCGTCCAGCGGCGTCCTAGAGAGCAAAGAAAAGTCTCTAGCACGGGTCGCTCAGTTAATTCGCTGGGAGTGATCCCACACAGCTTTTTGGAGTTAAACGATGGCTAGTCCACTCGACGTAGGAACCGTTACCGAGGCGCTAAAGGAGCACTACAAGCCCCTTCGCGTCCAGAACATGGTTTACAAAGACAATCCGCTTCTCGCTATGATGCCGAAATACACCAAGTTCGGTGGCGAGAATATGCCGATTCCTCTGCTCTATGCGAACCCGCAACGACGTAGCGCGACGTTTGCAACAGGCCAGGCGAACACCTCGACCTCTGCGCTGAAGCAATTTTTGCTGACGCGGGTGAAGGACTACTCCTTCGCTTCGATTACCGGAGAATCCATCAAGGCTACTGAGCGAGACAGCGATGCTTTCTTGCGCTACGCCACAATGGAAATCGACGGTGCGCTTCACAGTCTCAAGCGTTCCTTGGCGACTGCGATGTATCGCGATGGTACCGGCTCTCTTGGTCAGTCTGAGGATAACCCAGGCGGCGGTACCGCCACAATGACTCTTATAAATGCAGATGACGTGGTCAACTTCGAAGTCGGTATGGAGATTGCCTTCTACGACAACGGTGGTGCCGGTGGGGCTCCGAGCACGGCTCGGAGTGCGAACCGTATCATTAGCGCTATTGACCGTAATGCGACAACTAATCAGTTGACCTTTTCGGTAGATATTGACGCTGGTGTTGCCTACACGGATCACTTGGTCCAAGCGGGTGACCTCAACTCGAAGGTGAAGGGTCTTGAGGCGTGGTGTCCAGCATCTGCTCCAGGCGCTACATCGTTCTTCGGTGTTGACCGAACGGCAGATGTGACTCGTTTAGGCGGTAATCGCTTCGATGGATCTGCTTTGCCGATTGAAGAGGCCCTTATCTCGGGTGCCTCCAAGGTGGCTCGCGAAGGCGGCGCTCCCGATGTCTGCTTTGTGGACTTCAATACATTTGCAAATCTTGAGAAGGCTCTCGGCTCCAAGGTCGTTTACGACGAAGCCAAGGCCCGCGATGTAGATCTTGGCTTTGCAGCCATCTCTATCCGTGGCCCACGAGGCACCATCAAGATTGTTCCTGACCATAACTGTCAGCCCAACGTCGCCTGGATGCTCCAGATGGACACTTGGAGCCTAAACACTCTTGGTGAGGCACCGATGTTCTTGGACCTCGATAATAATCGTATGCTCCGCGAAAGCGCAGCAGATGCTTACGAGGTACGTTTGGGTTACTACGGCAACGTGGCCTGCAATGCGCCGGGTTACAACTGCCGCATCGCATTGGCTTAATTCGGACCCAAGAGAGGAGATGAATTATGGCGAATCGTGATTTTAAGGATGTGCAGGCGCTTGAGCGCGAGGTGAAAATCCTCGCGTTTCGCCTGACCGCCATCAATGGAGGCACACCTGTAGCCACCCCTAACACGGGTGTCGCAAGTGTTGCTCAGGCTGGCGGCGATATTACAATCACCTTGGAAGATAAATACAGTTCACTGTTGTCTTGTCAGCTTACGCTTGGCGCGACTGACGGGGCTGCTGCGGCCACGCTGGCGGCTTATCAGACAGACACTGTGTCAACGACCAAGACTGTTGTAATTGATACCGCAGGTTCCCCGGATGCCAACGACACACTAGATGTGGCGTTGTTTCTGAAAAACAGCAGCGTAACCTAAGGAGCCTAAAATGTCCGATCCAGGAAACCTGGCGGTCATGATCCTCGATAAAGCCAAGGAGTCATCCGAAGGCAAAGAAGAGGGTGAAGGCTACGCAAAGATGGCCCGAAAGGAAGCAGGTGATGCTTTCCTCAAGGCCATCGCAGATGGCGACGGAGAGATGGTGGCGCAAGCGCTACAGGACCTTCACGACATCAGCATGAATTAATTGGACGGGGGCGAAAGCCCCCGGTCCTTCATTGGGGGGCTGGATGCCGAATAACACGACCACCCTCGCCCAGCTCATCACCCGTGTAAGACAACGGGCCGATATGGTGGGGTCCGCCTTCGTCTCAGATGCCGAGGTCGTTGATTACATCAACGTCGCTATGGCGGAGATTCACGATCTACTCGTGGATAAGTACGAAGACTACTACGTCTCGACAACGACCTATACTCTCCCAGGGGGTAACCCAGGAACGCTACCAGCGACGTTCTATAAGGCCCTGGGCGTCGATCTCGACGCGGGTGGGGTCTCATACCGTATGAGGCGCTACACCTTTCAGGAGCGAAATATGTACAATTCGCCCTCTGTCGCAGCAGCCCGGATTGCGGACACCCGATACAGCATTCAGGGCAATCAGATTAAGTTCATCCCCTCCCCGACAACATCAGGGACGGCGACGCTACACTACGTGCCCGAGGCGCAGAGGTTCAGTTCTGGATCTACAAGCGCCACCATTGTCAGCCTGGCCCCCGCTATAGCCAATGGCTACGAGGAATACGTGGTGGTCGATGCGGCCATCAAGTGTCTGATGAAGGAAGAGTCTGACATACAGACGCACATGATCTACAAAGAGCAGCTTCGAAAGCGGCTTGAGTCTGCGGCGGGCAACCGAGACGCTGGCGAGCACAGTAGAATCAGCGACGTCAACACAGGTGTCTACCTCGAAGACTACATCAACTATCGGGGCTTCTGATGGTCGAGTTCGAAAGATATAGAAGCGACAACTACGAACTTAACCGGGTCCAAGACAAGGTTGAGGATTTTGCGCGGGGTGTACAGCTCGGCGGCATCATCAATGGGCGCCTGGTTGAGAATGTGGAACTCGCCGCCAGCCAGACCACCATGGTCTACCACGGCCTGGGGCGCAGATATAAGGGCTACATCGTCGTCTCGATTAACGAGAAGGTTGTTGTTTTTGTGGTCGATGCCGACAACCTCTCTCCTGAGAAATACATTCCTTTGACGGTTATAGGCTACCCGGCGACAGTCAGTCTGTGGGTGTTCTGATGCCGTTAGAGAAGAAGACACTCTCATTTCCTCTCGCTAAAGGCATGGACGAGAAGCCATCGGCCCCATCCCTTGGTGTCGATTCGCTACAGGCCGCAGACAACGTGCGCTTCGAGAAGACTGGCCAGGTCAGGAAGCGTGGCGGGTTTGTTTTGACAGACAGCACTCAAGCATATGTAACCGCTGGCTCGGGCGGGTCCGTTGGTGGGTCAGGGTCTATCTCGACGGGAGAGGCTATTGTCCAGTACAGGGATGAGACACTCATCTTTGACGGCAGCAAGGTCTACTCAAAGATAACGGCGCCGCCAACCACAAATGTGCTGGTCGACAAAGGGACTTTTGTCCCCATGACGGTACAGAACGAAGTCAGGCGCCGCGTGGCCGACAGGCGACAAGGGAATGCCCAGATAACCGAAGCCAATGGGATTCGCGTTTACATGTGGGCTGAGTACCAATTTTACCCCAGCCTGGCCCAATACCAGGTAAGGTATGATGCCGAGGATATAGCAACGGGCGTCCTGATCCAATCAAACAAGCTACTCGCGTCTTACGCCATTACGGTGGCGGCCTCTGCTGTCAATTGCTTGTATGAAGTACCAAGACCGCAGTGCCTCACAGTAAGCAACCGCATATTTCTTCTTTATCAAGACACGGTAAACAACAAGATAAAGTACCGAAGCATTGACTGCTCAACATCGACAACAGTGGCGCAAGGTGAGACAGCGGAGGCAACACTTCAGGATACTAGCGGGGGCTCTGGCGTAGACATCGCCCTGGATGCAACATACCCAATTTTTGCTGTTGATGTCGCAGGGACGCAATCCCTAACCAATGGAGGAGTGCTCGCCTACTACACCGGGTCGGCGTTTAAGGTTCAGTACCTTGAAGTTGACGGTGCTACGCTAAAAGGAACAGCGGTTGCCACTGTTTCAGCAACAGCGTCTTTCTCCACCTACGTCAAGGGAACGGACACCGTTCTTCCTAGTGAGATATTTGTAAAAACCCTGGACGATAGTGCAAGCGCAACCACTGCGGCAATCGTGCTTGGCTGCACGGTTACCCATGGGGGCTCAAGCAAAATCAACATTACGCTCTTGAGTGACAACCTATCTAGCCAGATAAGTTACCAGGAATTTACGACTGACCAGTTTGCAACCGCAGACATGTACTTGCTCACGGGAACCGCAGGCACCGCTGTATCGGGCTCGACCGATATCTATGTTCCGGTTACGGTGATAAAAAAGGCTGAACCGGGAAGCACGGCAAAGGCCCCAAAGCACTGGTCAAGAGTTTACAAGATAGCCCTTGACACAAGAGTCGTGGCATCAATCTCGTCATCGGCCATGACCGTCCATAGAGACACCCTGAGCTATTGCTCCACTATAACTTCTGATGCCTTCAGGGTTGGGACAAGCCTTTACTTCGCCATGTCAGTCGTGAACGACAACCTCTTGACCGAAGATACCTCAGGAAGCTCGCGGTTGAGAAGGGGCCTGGCCAATACCCTTGCCGTGCTAAATCACGATGGCGAACTAATCGGCGCAACCAAAATGGGACAATGCGCAACGTGCATAACATCCGAGTACGTAACGCTGGACCCGGCCCAGTACGCCTTTGTTGAGGGCACAAGCCCTCAAACAAACAGAAGATTGTGGACAGGCATCCAGCGGGTTTTCCGGGATGCGTCTGCGGGTAAGTACCGGTTCGGCGCTTCTCGTTTTGCTGGCTACATAAACACGTCGAGAGACGTCGCATCAACGGGACACAACTATGACCCGGACAATGTGTTCGGCATAAGCATGGTCACTTGCGACTTTGCGCCAAGCAGGACAATTGCCAGCGCGGACGCAGACGGCTCTCTCATCTTAACGGGAGGGGTTGCTCACGCCTACGACGGGGATCGCATTTTCGAAAACGACTTTGTGGTGTCACCAAGCATCTCTCAACTGGTTCAGTCGGGTGCGTCGGAATCATCCTATGTTGCGGGCGGAACGATTCGCGGCTTCCCTGACGGGAAGGTTCTCAAGTATTCGGCTGTTTATGAGTGGGGCGATTCAAACGGAAATGTCTATCGGTCTGCGCCGGCACCATTTAACGAAATAACAATCAATGGGGGAGGCGTCCCAAAGACCATAACATCCCATGCGCAAGGGACTGGCTATTCTGCGGGGGTCACACATACTGTATCGGGTGGAGCCGGAACAGGCTTGTCGATAAAGGTAACCGCAGTTGGCGGAAGCGGGGAAGTTACTAGTTTTGAGTTTGTTGACGCCACTCCTGAAACCAGGGGGACCGGCTACGCGGTAACAAACAGGGTGACTCTCGTGGGCGGGGGCGGAAACTGCCAGATTGACATTGACGCCGTTTACAACACAAACAGAGTCCTGGTTTACGTTCGCCCTCTTCCCCAGGCCTTAACGCGGAAGGGCGCTATTAGCGAGTCTTATTCCCTTGGGGGCTCAACGGCCACGCCGACAGGCAAAGGCGTAAACATCATCATCTACAGGACAGATGATAATGGCGCCCAGTTCTACGAGATCGGCTCAATACCTATATTTAATGGCGTCGGAGCTGGTGATGAAGTCGCCCTCGTCGATATGCCGCCGGACTATGCGAATGTCATTAACGCAGAGCCAATGTATACGACAGACGGCGAAGTAGAATCAGGGTGTTTTGGTTCATGTACCGATCTTGTAAAACACCAGAACAAGGTGTTCGCCGCAGGCGTTGACGACAACGTGTACATGTCTGTGCCGTTGACCGATGGTTCCGCTGTTCGCTTCCCGGCATCCTATGCTGAGTTCCAGATCAACTTCCCTGGAGACTCGGCAAAACTAACGGCAATTGAAAGCAACCTCGACCACTTGGTCATCTTCACCGAGAACAACGGGTTCTTCGTTTCAGGGAGAGGCCCGGACAGATTAGGCTTTGGCCCTTACGGTCCACCAAGATTGTTCGCCTCGGGCCAAGGGGCGAAAGCAGGTGCCGCTCATACGGACTCGCCCGTTGGCGCATTTATTCAGTCAGACCGAGGCATCTACGTTATTGGTCGAGACATGAGCGTGAAGTACCTTGGCGCCCAAGTGGAAGACAAGACGTCCAAGCTAGCCGTCAACATGTTGAGGCATGACGAAACAAACGAAGTTCGCATCATGCTATCCAACAAGGGGACAGCGTCTGGCTCTGACGAGTACCTGGTCTACAACTACTACTTCGGGCAGTGGAGTAGATACACGGTCGCATACACGTCATCCGCATGGCAAGTTGGCGAAGTCTATGACGGAACAACCTTCCAGAGACTTACCGCAGACGGCAAGCAGTGGGCGCAGTCTACGGCAGTCTTTCAGGACAATAGCGCGAACTACGACATGGTGATTGATACGG